GAAGTTACAGGTAATGGTAGTGTCAACATAACAAATAGCACATTTTATGTAATAAGAAACAGCCCTAATGCATTTATTTTTTGCTCAAGTAACGCCTATAGCAACGAATTATTCAAAAAATGGAACGAACATCATAATGAAATTAACGCTTGTTATGAAATTTCTGATCCTAATGGATTCCTCCGAGAAATAAGCAATGCGATTAGAAACTCTGCCAATTTTATTACCTGCAAGGACATCGTATACTCTACAGACCCAATCCCTTACAACCATCACTCATCCTCTGTACTTCCAATGTTTGTGAAAGAAATCACACAATATGAATGGCAATTAGAAAATCGTGCTGTATGGTACCCGAAAGAGCCCTCGCCGCAATTAAAGCCATGGATTATATTTGCTCCTGAAGCCAGAAAATATTGCCGCCCCTTCTCAAAGTTAGTGGGTAATACAGTTAGTTTTTTTTAATCAATTGCTAAAGTCAGCTAGAAATAATAACAAGCGACAATGTTAATCGCTTGTTATTATGCCCGACGTAAAAGAAATCAAATCGATAGGGTTCTTTTAGAGTAATACGCCTTTAACGCAGCATATACCTGATTGATCTCAGTTGTTGAGAGCATACGGCTATAAATCGCGGCCGCGTACAAATTACCCTGTGAGCTCTCTGCGGCGTTGTAATGCGATCCTAGGAGGATGTTACCTGACTTTCCATAAACGCCATTTGCTGGCAGAGGTGCCTGGGCATTTTTATTATTCGTCAGATCATAAAGGCTGGACGTTTTTGCTGTCTGACTGAATGCCGATGCTATGGCGCGGAGCCTGATATTATCAACACCCGACGATACCCCATACGACAGGTTCTGTCGGGTGATGAAACCATCAGTGGAATAACTCAGCGACAGCGTTGGGTTTCGCGTGGTGGCGCTCTGACGCATAAAGGATTGTGACGTGAAACTCCCTCCATTTGTAATCGGCGAACCTGTAGTGGACCAGGTCGGGAAAAAACCATCCGCGCCGGTTGGTTCTGCCACCGTAATAATGGTCATTTCATCAGTCAGTTTTATCCCGGTATTGATGAAATTCAGCAGGTTGGTCAGCAGGAAGCTTTGCCCGTTGGTGTTAAAGAGCGGACTCCCGTTCTTTGCAGGAGTCGGCTTGTTGGGGATCAGGTTGCGTGTCAGCGAGTCTTCGCTGTTAAAAAAATTGAAGTACTCCACGCCTGCAGTTACCGGAGGTAAATATCCGGTAGCCACCGCAGAAAAATCGACATCTTTCTGAATTGCCAGGCTCATTTATTCATCCTTAGTGAAGGTCATGGAAAAGGCAATAGACCAGTTTTCCATCGGATAGGGTTTGCCGATCAGCTCCGGAATATTCTCTTCCGGCCACTGGGTGAACTGCGGGTCATATTCGTACACTTCATCCGGTACGTATTTATCAGAATCAGTTACCATGCCCTGCCCATACTGGGGACGTGTGGCATAAGCCACCCGGACTTTCCCCTGCGGCTCTGTATCGCATGTCAGGCGAATAACCGTGTCGGCTGCAACAGCAACGCTGGTGATATTCAGTTCTGTCCCTATGCCTGACGGATCGGCATCAATCATATGCCAGGCGCGAAATCCGCTATTAGTGATGGGGGTTCTGGTTCCGTTCCTGAACGGGCTGGTAAATTTTAAAGGTGGATGATCGACGTAGTAACTCAACAGAAAATCTGAACCTGCACAGGTAATACCCGTGGGAGCGAGTGGCTGGAATGGACGCCGCTGATTCAGTACACGATCTTTTGCTTTGGCAAAATAACAACCCAGCCAGCGACTGCCGTTCGTCATCAGATGGCCGCCTTTATCCGGCAACTGATAGTCCGGCCCAATGAGGAAACAGTTTGGTGTTTCCTGACAAAACTCCCATTGCGCCATTCCAACCCAAAGCTCGACAGCGTTCACCGGCTGCGTGGCTGGATTAGGACTGTAGGTGTATCCCGTCTGAGAAATAAACCAGGCTGGATTGTCTTTCTGGCCGGTGATCCCACGAATTGTATTATTGATTTTGTTGTAGAGTTGCCCCAGTTGCGATTTATATGTGGCTTTAGGCGTTCCGTCATCATAGTCGCGTTGTCCCTGGACGAACTCGACCCCGGTAACCGAATAGGTTTTCCCTTCGCTGTCAGCCAGGGCCTTTGCCTTCGTTACGCATTCAACGACACGATTAAAATATTTGGTATCGTCCATCAGGCTGGCAATTGACTGGCCGGACACGCCGACCGTGGAGGCGACAAACAGTCGACCGGGGTCAGCACTCAGACAGTGCGCCTCAAGGAAGTGTCGTCTGAATCCGTTCACCGCGCCAACGATCGGACTCTCCCCTTCATTAACCGCGCTTCGAGCCAGCGCGAGTTGCTCCGCATCGGACAGAATGGCGCTGCCAGAGACTGACTGTACAACTGCCCGCAGAGGTTGCCACGCATTTACGCCCAGGGGAACAAACGCATTGTTCGTCGTGCTCGCCGGACGAACAGACTGCCCCAGCATTAGCGAATCATATTTAGGCGTTTTGCTGACAACCGGCCAACTCATATACCCCATAACCGAAGACCTGACCAAACCCAAACAGCCTGAAGTTTCAAACATGGGCAATGGTGTTTTTTCGATTGATGGTCTGATGGATAGCCAGCCAGCACCAGCACTTTCTATCGTGGACCAAGCGCGCCAGCGTGCTGCAGAAGAAAAATTACATCCAGTTAATTCCGGGGGAACCACCAGCGATGTGCAGATGGAAACGGCTCAGCCGGTCGAAGACGAAAATGATAATGCGGTATCAGCAGGCGAAGGCGCTGATGAGCCTCCTGCGCAAACAATTGCCGTGAACATGAGCAAAATACTGGCTGAACGCTGCCCGGATCTTACCGCCGAAGTGCTGAAAAGCCAGGTTTCCGAGAGTGCTCATAGCGATGAAGAGGAAGATGCTGAACAAGCAGCGCCAGCATGGCCGGAGTATTTCGAGCCTGGTCGATATGAAGGCGTGCCAAATGAGGTCTACCACGCCGCTAACGGCATCAGCTCCACGATGGTTAAAGATGCCCGGGTATCGCTGATGTATTTCGAGGCGCGCCACGTATCCAAAACAATACAGAAGGTACGATCCCCTGTTCTGGATATGGGAAATCTGGTGCATGCACTGGCGCTGCAGCCTGATCAGCTGGAAAAAGAATTCAGTATCGAGCCGGAAATCCCGGAAGGCGCCTTCACCACTACGGCGACGATCCGCGCATTTATCGACGAATACAACAACGGGCTTCCGGTTTTACTCAGCGCAGATGACATCAAAAGATTCCTGGAGGAATACAACGCGAACCTGCCCGCCCAGGTTCCCTTGGGTACATCAGTTGAAGAAACCGGCCAGGGTTATATGTCTTTACCTGCTGAGTTCCAGCGCATTGAAGACGGTCAGAAGCAAACCGCCACCGCAATGAAGGCCTGCATCAAAGAATACAACGCCACCCTGCCCGCCCAGGTGAAAACCAGCGGTGGCCGCGATGCCTTACTGGAACAGCTGGCGCTTATTAATCCTGACATGGTTGCTCAGGAAGCACAGAAGGCGCAGCCCCTGAAAGTCTCTGGCACAAAGGCCGATCTGATTCAGGCCGTGAAATCGGTAAAACCGGATGCCGTGTTTGCCGACGAGCTGCTGGATGCATGGCGCGAGAACCCGGAAGGAAAAGTGCTGGTTACCCGCCAGCAGCTGGCTACGGCGCTGACCATTCAGAAAGCACTGTTGAATCACCCGACCGCTGGCAAGTTGTTGACGCACCCGAGCCGGGCCGTCGAGGTGAGCTATTTCGGCATTGATGAGGAAACCGGGCTGGAAGTTCGTGTGCGTCCTGACCTTGAGATAGACATGGGAGGCCTGCGCATCGGTGCAGACCTTAAAACCATCAGCATGTGGAACATTAAGCAGGAAGGCCTGCGCGCGAAGCTGCACCGGGAAATCATCGAGCGCGATTACCACCTGAGCGCGGCTATGTACTGCGAAACCGCAGCCCTTGACCAGTTCTTCTGGATATTCGTCAACAAAGACGAGAACTACCACTGGATCGCCATCATCGAGGCATCCGAAGAACTGCTGGAACTCGGCATGCTGGAATATCGCAAAGCAATGCGAGCCATCGCGAACGGTTTCGACACTGGCGAATGGCCGGCGCCGATTACCGAAGACTACACCGAAGAACTTAACGATTTTGATATGCGCCGTCTCGAAGCGCTGCGCGTACAGGCATAAGGGGGAACAGTCATGGAAAACACTAACATTGTTACAGCCGAACAGCAGGCACCAAACACCATTTCAGCTAGCAACGCGATCTTTAACGTTCAGGCTCTCGGTCAGTTAACTGCTTTCGCAAACCTTATGGCTGATTCACAAGTGACAGTGCCAGCTCACCTTGCAGGTAAGCCAGCCGATTGCATGGCCATCGTTATGCAGGCTATGCAGTGGGGCATGAATCCCTATGCAGTCGCGCAAAAAACGCATCTGGTAAACGGCGTGCTCGGATATGAAGCCCAGCTCGTCAACGCGGTAATCGCCAGTTCCAGCGCTATTAACGGTCGATTTCATTATCGCTACGGCGGCGACTGGGAACGTTGCACAAGGACGCAGGAAATTACCAGGGAAAAACACGGTAAAAATGGGAAATACAGCGTTACAGAACGGGTGCGCGGCTGGACTGATGAAGACGAAATCGGGTTATTCGTCCAGGTCGGCGCGATTCTGCGCGGTGAATCAGAAATCACCTGGGGGGAGCCACTTTATCTCTCTGGAGTCGTCACACGTAATTCTCCTTTGTGGGTTTCTAACCCGAAACAGCAGATCGCTTATCTGGGCGTCAAATACTGGGCACGGCTGTATTGCCCGGAAGTCATCCTGGGTGTTTACAGCCCGGATGAAGTTGAACAAAGGACCGAGCGAGAAATAAACCCGGTGCCGGCGCAAAGAATGTCTGTGGCTGAGATTACAAGCAGCTCTGACACCACCACCAGCGAACAGGTTACAGGTATCAGCATTGATTCACTTGCTGACGATTTCCGTGATCGTATTGAACGCGCCGAATCGGTCGATGCGGCAAAAGCCATCAGAGCTGATCTGGATAAAGAGAAAGCTGTGCTGGGTACTGTTCTCTTCACCGAACTGAAAGGTAAAGCAGTGCAGCGCTACTTCATGGTTGATGCCAGAAACAAAGTTGAGGCCGCCATAAATTCACTCCCTAACCCGGGGGATCCGGAAGCCGTCGAACTGTTCGCTAAAGCTGAAGGCATTCTCAACGGCGCGAAACGCCACCTCGGTGATGAACTGTATGACCAGTTCCGCATCACCCTGGACGACATGAAATCGGAATACGTGGGCTAAGGGAGGCGGGAGGGTTCGCCCTCCCGGTAACGATATGACGAAAATTTCTGAGCGCGGAATGATTTTTAACGCTGAGATGGTGCGGGCGCTGCTCGACGGCCGGAAGACGCAGACCCGGAGACCTATCAAATGGAAACAGACTCGGTTCACTGAAATTGGTGAGCGTGAGGACGGTAGCAAATGGCCGTGGAGCGAAGATGCAGAGCATGCTTGCGATTTCTGGCACCCATGTCCGTTTGGTGCTGTCGGCGACCGCATCTGGGTGCGGGAGGCTTTTCGGGTGCATAGCCGGGCTACAGACGTCGCTACCCTGGTATACAAAGCCAGCGAGCGAAATTCATGGACGGAGCAAACCCGCCGTGTACCCGTAGCTGTCTGCAATAAACCGGCAACGCCTGAGAAATGGACTCCTTCGCTGCACATGCCGCGCTGGGCCAGCCGCATTCTGCTGGAAATCACCGGCGTGCGCGTGGAGCGCCTACGCAGCATGAGCCAGGACGATGCACGCGCCGAGGGTGTTATTGCCGCATCTGGCCCTATGGAAGCCGGTTTAGCATTCCGCGAGCTGTGGGACTCAATCTACGGCGAGGAGAGCTGGAAAGCCAACCCCTGGGTTTGGGTTATCGAGTTCAAGCGCGTTGAAGGCGGTGCAGCATGAGTCTTAAACATCGATTACCTGAGCTGGAAGCCAGCATCGACCCGGCAGCATTGCGTGCAGCCGCCGACGAATATTCGGATCTGCTTCTGACTTTGTGCTTATGCATGAAGATGGCCGGCCCCACCCGGGCGAACGTGCGCGCCTGCGCCAGCGAGCTTAAAAAACGCCTGACAACCTGGCACAGCCATAAAGAGCTCAATGCAATTCTGTCAAGTTGGGATCCCGTTGGCTATGTTCTCGGCCTCCGCCGGGAAGCGAACGACAACGCGCGCGCAGCTGGCGACCCGGTTGATGTCTTTGTGTGAGGTGAATATGCGACTGATTAACCGAAGCAAACAATCACCGCTGGGCCGCCAGGCGTGCGATGCGGCACTGGCAAAACACGTTGAGCTTTATGGAGCCTACGGGCGACAGAAAACAAAGAGAACTTATACGGTGGTGGTTCAAGGCTCAAAGATCACTGTAGAAGTTGTTAACAGAAAAAGTAGCTATGTGGCCACAGCCATGAGCTGCGCGCGCCGGCTACACCATCTGCCTGGACAATGTAACTAAGGGGTTTTTATGACTAATACATCTCATAAATCAGATGAAATTTTGATAACCGATGACGTTCTGTCCAGATACAAAATATCGCGCAGCACACTTTATTTCTGGAGCACCCCATCCCGGATGCCCTCTTACTTTGCTCAGCCATTCCCGCAGCCTAAAATAAATGGCAGCCCTAAAAGGTGGAGACTTTCAGACTTGTTGGCCTGGGAAGATAACGTGGGGATCAAACCAGAGGCTGACCAACCAGCTTCTCAAGGTGATCCTGCCAAACAGCAAGCCAGTGACGCTGATCATCCAGATAATCATGCAGGTTATAACGTGCCATGACACCTGCCATATGATGGCCAAGCAGTTTTTCCACAACATGTGGCGGCGCACCTAATTCAGAAAGGCGTGTCGCCACTGTTCGCCTGAGGTCATGGAGAGACCAGGGCTTCATGCCTGTTTTAGCTATAATCTGAGCAGAAAACAGAGCGACGTTTGGTTGTAGTGGCGGTCTGTCATCTTCTGGCCCTCTGTAGCGTGACAGTGTCACAACGTGTTTTGAAACTGACGTTTCCTTCTCTGCTAACATCATTCTTACTACTGCCTCGGGAAGTGCCCTTCTGACCGATTTCCCGGTTTTATAATCGCTTGCCGGAATGGTCCACGTTTGCTCATGGAAATCGAACCACTCCCATCTTGCTGTCCTGATCTCCGTACTCCGGCAGCCAGTCATGATGAGAAACTTCATTATCAGCTGTTGTCTGTACTTCAATTCAGGAAGGATATTCCAAACTGTTTTGATTTCCTCATCACTCAATCTGCGATCTTTGACGGATGCTGTGAGACCTACGTCAGAGCGCCTAAGGCTCTCAATTGGGTTCACATTAATTACCCCTCGATTGGAGCAAAAACGGAACGTACGCTGCATCAGCCCAAGCATCTGACCAGTGACAACTCTTCGCCCCATGCCATCAAAAAGGTTAAGCCAGTGCGCTTTAGTGGTCTGATCAACAATCATGTTCCCCAGCACAGGCGCTATATGGTTATTGAAGTCCCGTCGGTTAACCTTGATTTTCACAAGACCTTCGGGGATGCAGTAATACTTTTCCCAGTAATCGAAAGCCTCTTTAACGGTGAGCGCTTCGACTTTTTTCTGTTTCTCCAGAACTGTTTGCCGTCTCGGATCGAGTCCTTCTGTCAACCAGGCCCTGAACTGCTGTCTACGTTCGCGAGCTTGAGATAAGGAGGTGGTGGGATAATCGCCAATCGTTAGCTGAGCGGCTTTCCCGTTCCATCTGTAGCGGTAAAAGAATGTTATACTGCCGGAAGTAGACAACCGGACATTCAGACCATGGGCGTCCGATATGACCTCGATCTGGTCTCTCTTTTTGCCAAGAGCTTTTCTTAATTTTGTGTCGGTAAGCAATGTGTACACTCCGGAAGATGATATACACATCAGTGTACACATTTTGATTAAATTGATAACCTTCAAATCAATGCAGAACACACAAAATTAAAGCACTCAATGCTGGCAAGGTGTTGGTATTAGCGGGATTTTTGAAAAGACTTAAAGCATGACTAACAAACTTAAAACGGATTCATATGCCCTACGATAGCGTTTATCTGGAAAAGCGTCCGCCCGGCGCGCTGCGCACCGTATGGCGTAAATTCTATGGTGACACCACAGCGATGATCGGCCTGTACGGCTGCGCGGGCCTGCTTTTGCTCTGCGTCTTCGGCGGCTGGTTCGCCCCCTATGGCATAGATCAGCAGTTCCTTGGCTATCAGTTGCTGCCGCCGTCGTGGTCGCGCTATGGCGAAGTCTCCTTCTTCCTGGGGACCGATGACCTGGGCCGCGATGTGCTGAGCCGGCTGCTGAGCGGCGCGG